AGAACAAGTTGAATTTGATTTAATGGTGGTCGTTTTATTTGTTCCATCTACTAACATCATATTAAAGTCTGGAATTTCCAAAGACAATTCTTTAATATCCTGCAACGTTATTATATTTTCATTTGTTTTTTCGGCGGATTTTTCTTCTTTTTCCAAGTCTAATTCCGAAATAAATAAATTTTCATACAATTCCTCATTAATTGACTCAATAGATAGTTTTGATTTGTTAGACACATTTTTATCTATAACAATCAATGGTTTTTTTGTTTCATTTTCTGCCGGGTCAAGTAAAAAACTAAAATCCTCCACATGAAATAATTTATTTTTATTCTCATTAAAAAACTCGGATTTATCCAAATATTCAATATCATCTATTATATCTATTTTAAAATCGTTCTTTATAGACAAAAAAGACCCGTAATAATCCAAACTATGTGAAAATTTATACTTGTGTAATAAAAGACTTGAGAGAAAAACAAAGTGCCCATCCACATAAGCCGAATTATTCGGGTCTAATAGCTTCGGATGTACATCACCATGGGTTGAATTATATTTGGGGAGGTCAAATAAATGCGGGTCATTTATATTATACTTTCCAATCAAATATTTAAATGGGTCCAAAAGAGGCGCCATTTTGAAAAAAACCGGTTTAACGATTTTTTTATCTGTTGCGCCCTCATAGATATTTCGTATCTGACATTTATACATATTTTTTACATCTTCATCTTTATGTAACAAATTATGCACATAAAATGTATTATTTAAATTCACTGTATTATAATTTGTCTCGTTTAACAGAAAAAATTTGTTATATATAGGTATATAATTTTGCGTATCTGTTAAATTTAAACCGTCTTTCTTTTGCATTGATTTGAATAAGTCACCATTTTTCCTTTTTTCATAATGAATCTTTAGATCTTCCATATTGAATTCCTAAATATTATATATTTTATTTAATAAATAATACATTCTAACTTATTTGTTTTGTAACTAATATATTATTCGTTATAAATCAAAATGATTTTTTCTAAATATTACATATCACACAATGACTCTCGAATTAAAAAAATTTGATATGAAAACTATTAGTTTTAAGCCAAATGAGCCCAAGGGGCCCGTTGTTGTTCTGATTGGACGTCGTGACACTGGTAAATCATATTTGGTGCGGGATTTATTATATTATCATCAAGATATACCCATTGGCGTTGTAATCGCCGGTACGGAAGAGGGCAACGGGTTTTACGGCAAAATGGTGCCGAAACTGTTTATCCATAACGAATACAACACTGCAATTATTGAGAATATTCTGAAGCGGCAAAAGTCGGTATTAAAGCAAATCAAAAAGGAGATCGAAGCATTTAAACGGAGTTCTATAGACCCGCGCGCCTTTGTCATTCTTGATGATTGCTTATATGACAACGCATGGTCGCGCGATAAGATGATGCGATTATTGTTTATGAACGGGAGACATTGGAAGATCATGTTAATCATCACAATGCAATTTCCGTTGGGAATTCCCCCAACTCTCCGCACCAATATAGACTACGTTTTTATTTTGCGAGAACCATATATCGCAAATCGCAAGCGAATCTATGAAAATTATGCGGGTATGTTTCCCACTTTTGAGTCTTTTTGTCAGGTGATGGACCAATGCACTGAGAATTACGAGTGTTTGGTCATAAATAACAATGCAAAATCCAACAAAATACATGACCAGGTGTTTTGGTACAAGGCGGATGCTCACAATGACTTCAAATTGGGGTCAAAAGAGTTCTGGGAACTCAGCAAAGATATGAATTCGGACGAAGAAGACGAAAAATATGACCCAAATAATGTGAAAAAACGGGGACAAGGACCCAAAATCAGCGTCAAAAAGACGAAATGGTAAAACTGCTTTACAATTTGATAAAGTGGTTTTACATATCTTACTTATATAAATCTTGCTCAGGTTTCAACCTAATCAAGATTTACTATTTAATAATATTGCGCTTTTGCAAAAAGTGCTTTTTAATATACATGCGCTATTGTAACTTAAAGACAATCCTATTATATATACTATAATAAGATGACAGAGTTAAATATCGTTGAGCTTATTGAAAAAAACCCCATTGTAAAGCTATCAAATGCATACAATAATAAATTATTGATAAAAATGAAAGAGAATTTTACAGGATTTGAACAACAATTGTTCGTAAGTAGCTTTTATTGCTACTTAAATTATGATAAAAACCTTGATTTCGTGGTTGATTTAGATAATGTATGGAAATGGTTGGGATTTACTCAAAAAAATAATGCTATTATGCTATTAGAAAAATGTTTTAAATTAGATATAGATTATAAAAAAAGCGCTTTTGTTACAACAAAAGCAAGTTTATATGAGGAAAAAAGCGCTTTCCCACCTGGTAAAGCGGTTTTAGTACAACCAAAAATAAATGGCGGACAAAACAAGCAAACAATAATGCTAACAATTAAATGTTTCAAATCATTCTGCTTGAAAGCACAAACAAAAAAAGCGTCAGAAATTCACGAGTATTATATGAAAATGGAAGAAACATTACACCAAATCGTAGAAGAAGAAACAGACGAATTAAGACTGCAATTAGAACAAAAAAATAACATTATTTTGGAAATTAAACAAACATCAGAACAAGAAAAACAACAATCAAAAAAAGAAAAGTTGAGAGCAGTAGAACAAGCAACTATTGCTCAGTTTCCGTTAAATACCGAATGCATCTATTTTGGAACAATAGACAATACAAATGAAGCGGGTGAAAAATTAATTAAATTCGGACATACAAATAATTTATCGGAACGAGTATTAGACCATCATAAAAAATATATTAATTTTATTTTAGTTGCTGCATTTAGAGTACAAAATAAGGTAGAAATAGAAAATCTTATCAAGGCCTACCCCAAGATAAAAAGAAACATTCGCAATATTGAAGTAAATGGTAAAAATAAAACAGAAATAATTGCATACGATAGCACAAATTTTACTATTGAAAAAATAACCAAACACATTAAAGACATCATCCATTCAAAAACATATAGTATAGACAATTTCAATAAATTGCTGCAACGAAATGAAGAACTGGAAAACGAAAATAGAGAATTGAAGGAACAAATGAAAAAAGATAATTTAATAATCGCAAAACAAAATCTAGAAATAAATGAGATTAAAGAAATCGCCGCAATTCAAAGGTCAAAGCTTGATTCTGTAAATGTAGAAAATCACTCGGTTTATCAAAATGTATTATTACCAGAAGATGAAATGACTAAGAAATTTAATGAATTTGTAGATACTATTTGTATCGTTCGCCCAGATGTGGAAGAATCTTCTGTAAATATAGAAGGACGATACAGATTATGGAGTCAAATGAAACCTTCAAAAGAGGTATTTCATGCACTTAAAAATTATTTGGATACCCGATTTAAACCAAAAAGGATTCAAACTATACACGGATACCTTGGTATTAAATTGAAGAGTGTGGAATATAAAAAAGTATTGCAAAATTCAAATGTGGAAACATTTATATTTCAAGTATGTCATTTTTCCGATTGTGGCAAAATTTTAAATTCGGTATTATTGAAAGAGTATCAGAAATGGAAAATATCGGTCAATAAAGAATTGTCTGACAATGATATGAAAGAAATAAAAGAATATTTGAATTCTTCTTTATATGCGCTAAAAGCGACGGTATGGACTGAACATGGAAATAATGAAGGTTATTATGGATTATCTCTTCGGAGTGATGATTGTGCAACAAAACCCAAACTTATTTCTTCCACTGGTAAAAAAGTAGAAAAACGAGAAACGAATACAAATAATATTCTGGGTACATGGGACACAATTATAAAAGCGGCATTATTTGAAAATATTTCTGCCGCCAAAATGAGCCGATGTGTTAAAAATAAAACAATAATAGGCGATTATTATTATTGCACCAATATATAAAATGCAATTTTCATTTAAAAATTGCATTTTCTTATTCCTCTAAATATTTATATAAATGCGGCATATCGGGTAGCCGCTTCATCCTCCGAATCATTTAAATTCAAATCGTCGTCCAATGATAAAAGACTATTGGTATTGATGATGGGTTCCGTTTTGCAGGACAAATAATGGAAAAATGACCGCGAACATTTTAAAAAAAACGTAGATATTTTACGGAATGTGGATGATAATGAAAAATATGGCATATATATTTATCATTATAACAAAAATGGAAGAAACAAACTAACTCCTTCGGATATCGCCTACGGAGTTCTGTCGCTCACCTTCGGCTTCAATCCGACTTCTTCTTATTCGCAAACGGCCCACTGACCAACTCGCTCTGGCCGTTATCCGTCTTACCAATAATAATGTTCTCACCTTCAAACAATTCCGCACGAATATCAGCGGCAGAAATAGTATCATTGGTTTTCAAAGATGACTCCTGTGTATTCAAATTATTGACTCCGACCAAATTACCGTCGGCATCAATGGTCTGTGTCAAAGAAGCACCGGTCTTCTCGGCGTGTTTCACATTTTCCTCCATTGCCTTCTTCTTGGTATCCTTAACACGTTGGTCAAATGTCGCCTTGGCAAACGATTCATTGTGCGTCTTTTCGTGCATCAATTGATTTAGCTCGTCCTCCAAATATTCCACTCGGCCCGTCTTATAGGCCTCCGGGTGCCACGGCATCCACAATCCAACCGGACCTACAAAAACATCGTGACTTGGGTCCATCTCGCGCAACATTTTGCACCGTAGTTCTCCCTCTTCCAAAGTGGGATAGACGCCTCTAATCTTGATACCGCGGGTAGAAGTCTGGAAATTAAATTTGGTGTTAAAAGCATTCTCCAAATCCTGCTCCTTTTTATCCAAAAAAGTGTGATAATCGTCCTCCAAACTACTCTTGGTTAATAATTCCTTCTCGTCTTTTGCAAATTCCTCAAAATCCTTCATCATATCATCAAACGAAATCTTAAATTTAAAACTGACAAAATTCAAAAATTGCACAAATTTCTCCATGCTTTTTGAGAGTTCCCATTGCTTTAGGAATTCCTGAAAAAAATACATTTCTTTTTGCTTTACAATTTTTTCGGGTGACACAAATGATACGCAAACAAATTTTTGACCAGCGATTGGTTTATCTTCCTCCAACAAATCAACATATTTAGGATTTGAAGAACCGTCTTTTGATACTTTTCTTTCGTATTCAGGGATTTGCATTTCTTTAGATTGAGCCATTTTTATTAATTTAACCAATTCATTTTAAGTTTTTTTAATCAATATATCTTTTTTTTTTCTATTCTTGTATTATATAAAAATGTTCGACGTCATGGAATTTGTTAAGCGAATCATTAAGTACTTGGTGGAGGGCCTTATGGTCGCTATTGCTGCATATGCTATTCCCAAGCGGTCGTTGAATTTGGAGGAGATTGGTATGCTCGCGCTCACTGCGGCGGCTACTTTTGCTATTTTAGATACTTATATCCCTAGTGTTGGTATTACTACACGTGCAGGCGCCGGTTTCGGTATTGGTGCGAATATGGTAGGATTCCCAGGCGGACTATAAATAAGTATTTTCTGTGACATAATACAGTCACCGAAAATATACAAAGACGGTTAAATTGAAATGGAGTTATATAGTGACAACATAGTTATATAGTCGCTATAAATTCCCAATCCAATTCTTCGCAAATTTTTTTCCATATTGTGTCCTGTTCAATCAATTTCTCTCTATCTTTCAACATGGGAATTTCCTGCAAATAATGCATTTCGCCCAGAAGTTCAAAAAGTTTGTACAAAACATAATAATAATGTAAAAAATTTACGCGATAATCAGGGCAATGTTTCGCATACGGATACTGAATCTCCATAAAAAAATTGCACAACGTTTCTTCCAGTTCTTGACTTATCATCGGCGGTTTTAGCCCTAATTTATCTTTAATAAAATTAATGTGTTCGTAATATTTGTTATAGCCTAATTTTTTCAATAGTCCCTTGGTTTCATAATAGGTTATTTTTAGAACATCTATTCTTTCTTTTTTAATCTGATGCTTCAAATTTTCAATTACTTCTGCCGGTATTTGCGTGGTTTCTTTGCCTTGAAATTGAGCCAAAATTTCCTTGAAATGATTTATTTTTTTATATGCATAAAAGCACACCTCTTTTGGTGGCTCTTTGTAAGACGGTTTTTCATTTTCAATTAAATATTGTACATTTCTAGAACAAATATTGCATATTAGAACGCCTTCATCATCCATCGGAATTAATTCACCCTTGTAACAAGATTGACATATATCAGTATTTCTGACAAAGGCAGATATATCTAGAAACGACTCATCAATATTACTCAAATACTTTTGAAAAATACTGCTATTATTTGTTTCCATGATTTTTGCATTTGACTCATTTGAATTAATTTTAAAAAAAGAGTCAAGTAACTTGTTTTTATTTGTAGATGTCTCCGTTTTTAGTGAAATATTCTTTTTATTTTCAAAATAATCAAAAATATATTTAGAATTATCTAAAAAATATTCTACCTTTCTCCCTTTTAAATTTTTGATTTCACTTGTAACATCTATGAGCCGGTCTTTCATTTCCATTATTTGCTCAATCGTTGGACTATTTTCTATTGATTCTCCATTTTCTATTTTTTGAAGTCTCTTTTTGAGAGAAGAACGTTCTTCTTTTAATTTAGGGATTTTATCCAATTCATCTTTATTAAAATCATTCATAAATTCGCGATGCTTACCGTCTAAAGTTGTTGAGTTTTTCTTATTTATCTTGATTTTTTTAACAGATTTCGGTTTAAACGATGGCATCTAGGGAAAGTATATTTTAATGTAGTCTAAATTTTTTAATTTGTAATTTGCAGAAATAATATATATTTTCTCTCTCTACAATTAACTTTAGAATATAAAAATATTGATGTATAAAGGGAATAGGGAAAAATGGAATAGGGAATAAGGGAATCGGGAATAGCGAAAAAAGAAGATATACTTTTCTGGTATTTTAGTAAATGGAGACAATACATATACAAAACGAAAACGGTAAAATAGACAATATTAAATTTCAAAAAATGTTATTTTTATTTAATGCCTTAAATGATGGTTGGTCTGTTAAAAAGAGAAACGAATCTTATATTTTCACAAAAAACCACGAAGGGAAAAAAGAAATTTTCCAAGATTCCTACTTAATTTCATTTATGAAAGATAATTTAGATATGACCAAACTGTTAAGCTAACAACTTATGTTATTTTTATTAAAATTACAATATTTTTATTGTTAATTTTAATTATAATTAAATGAATTAAATTCAATTCCAAAAAATTATTTTCTTTAGGAATAGTATAAAAAAATGGGAGGCGGACTTATGCAACTCGTGGCCTATGGAGCTCAAGATGTTTATCTTACTGGCAATCCTCAAATCACCTTTTGGAAGGTGACCTACAGACGTTACACTAACTTTGCAATTGAGTCTATTGAACAGACTTTCAACGGACAGGCCGATTTCGGTCGCCGTGTTACATGCATTATCAGCCGAAACGGCGATCTTGCCTACAGAACCTACCTTCAGGTTACTCTTCCCGAGATTAACCAGCTTATGGGAAACACTGCCACTCTTGCCAGTGGAACTTCCAGTGTTTATGCCAGATGGTTGGACTACCCCGGAGAACAGCTTATCGCCCAGGTTGAGGTTGAGATCGGAGGCCAGCGCATTGACCGTCAATACGGTGATTGGATGCACATCTGGAATCAGCTCACCATGACTACCGAACAACAGCGTGGATATTTTAAGATGATTGGTAACACCACTCAGCTTACTTTTATCACTGACCCCTCTTTCGCTGATGTTGATGGGCCTTGCGACTCCATTGCTCCCCGTCAAGTGTGCGCTCCCAGAAATGCTCTTCCTGAGACCACCCTCTACGTTCCCCTTCAATTCTGGTTTTGCACCAACCCCGGACTTGCCCTTCCTTTGATTGCCCTCCAATACCACGAGGTCAAGATCAACCTTGATATTCGTCCCATTGATGAGTGCTTGTGGGCTGTTACCAGTTTGAACTGCAACAACAACTCCAACGTGAGTAGTTCCCAGGCTTATTCCAC